TACCTCCTCAAGCGTTAAAGGAGTAAGCGATGGTGGCGAAATCAGCGTTCAGAAGTTCGAAACCTGCGTACAGGCTCCAAATCATCATGATGAAACGGCTGAAGTCGTCATTGTTGTTCAGCAGCACCTGAGCGTTGTTGCCGCCGATACCGACGCCTACGCTCTGGGGACCGAAGAACATACCGATAGCGGTTTCGTACGAAGACGAGGTGCCGCCAATGGTAGCGGTAGCGCTTTGCGAAGGCATGTTGGTGGATTCGAAGAATCGCACGCCCTCAAAAACGAAACCGGTGGGCATGATCGGCTCACCAGCCACGAAGGTGGCTTGACCGAAGCCCTGACCCATGTACAGAGCAGCGTTGGGCTGCATCGAGGACATGAGGGGGTTGATTTGACCGTTGCCGGGATAACGAGCAACTTCACGGAAGTCGCTGTTCTGGCGCAGGTGCATCAGGAAGGTAGGATCGCAAACGCAGCGATAGAAACCGTCCTGGTAGGTAGGAACGTTACGCTTACGCAGGCTCTTCACCACGCGCAGCAGGTCGTCCTTAACGTCGAACTTAGCTTGCTCGGCGTTGCTGTAGGTCAGAGCACCAACAGCAAGGTCGCCAGGGTAGTAGTAACCACCTTGGGAGTCAGAAGCCTGACCCTTAGAAACAGCTTTCAGGAGTTCATTGATGAACACCCGGTCACGCCAACGACGGTAGTCGTCGAGCAGAGTCAGCGAACCAATCGACTGGTGGAAGGCAGTCAGGTTGCCGGTATCCAGCAGAAGACGCTGCGCGGTGATCAGAGTCTCGCGAGCAATCTTGAAGGTGCTGGGCTGAGTGGGATCAGTCGGGTCTGCAGGACCGGTGTACTCGCGAAGGGTCACGAGCACTTTGTCCTTCACAATGTTGCGGCTGTTGGCAGTACCAATGGTCTGCTCAGCAGTACGCTCACGGGATTCCTTGCTGCCGGGGTTACCCCAGAAGCGATAACGATCAAGCTGGACGGTCTGGCCGGGTTGTTTGCTACCTGTAATGCTTTAATAAGCACCGAGAGGCTCTTTATCCTCACGTAACATCAACTTAAGGGCGTTGATGAGTAGACTATATCATCACCCACAGCGGGGTTTTCCCCTGTTTGGGTGCTCCGCACTCGTGTCACCTTATCGGCTTCTACAACAAAATTGTTGCGTTCAGCCTCGCTCCATTTTGACTTTCCTCGGTTAGTTCGAGTGTCATAACGAAGGTCAAATTTGTATTGCATAGCTTTACACCCGTAAGGCTTAAGTGCTTCTACAAAATGCCTAGCGTTTGTCCCATTAGCGCGAAGATTCCATAAATTTGGACTCTTTTTAGCAGAGGGCACGCGAGGAGTTAAAGAAGCTCCTGTAAGACTTTCTATCCAATCTGATACCGTTAAAGCAGTATCATAAGGGACGTATAAAGCCAGCTCTACAATGCGTTCCCTAATATAGGGTTCTCCTGTCTGCGTGGATTCACCACGCTTTCTCAGGTGTAGGCTTCCGTCGTCCATGTAGAGAACGGCGAGTCCTTCTAAACCGATATCCCTGAGGAAAGTAGCTGTAAAAACTTTTTTCCCCTGAGGATACAGTTCCCTATAAATAGGTAGTAACAGCTCGTTCTGATTGGACCACCATTGACAGGAAGGAAAAGTTCCGGTCTGGCAATCAGACTCGCGATCCTTTATGGGTTGTTTAATACCCAGAATTCGGTTTAAGCGCCCCACTTTCCAGCGAAGGAACTCAAACTGTTTTCTTGAGTGAGCGATGTGGAGACTAGGGTAAGTAGTCACCTGCCGTAAATGGCCATCACCCAAACAAACTCCTTTTAAAAAGGAGCGATCGCTACGAGAGAGCATTTGAGCAGTGTTAGTCGTTGAACCTTCCAACCATTTCTGATTGGCTTGGCTGCTGATTGGCCTCCCTTTCGGGTCCGGCGTTCCAGCAATTCACGGAGTTTAACCTAAAGGCTTTCACCTAAAGGGACTCTAGACTCATGAGTCCAAGTCGTGCACTACAACCGGCTCTGCAGCCATCTCTACAACGTACGCGGGATGCGGACGGTAGAGCTCTGCACCGAGCAGCTTCGGAAAATCATTGTCGACGAACAAAGCGCCAACCTCCGAAGAACTACATACGTAGTTTACCTATAAAAACTACGATAGAAGCTAGAGGTTGTCGCATTTATAGCGTTAAATAGATTTTTGGTTGCTTGAGTTGACAGTAGGACTAAAGACCCTAACCATACTCCGTACTCCTTCAGGAGCTTGGTAGTAAACGCTGCCATAGTTATAAGCGTATCGAGTCGATTTCCCCCGGTAAACAAAACGTAATGCTGTAGACATCAGGCCGGGAGTTTCGCTACGAACGGTCTCGGTAAATGTCTGACAGTAGACAGGAGGTTGGTACCTCCACTGGGATCGATCCGCTGTCCCCTGAGAACCGAGAACATTAATTAATAAGCTCCCTTCGTAACTTCTATGAGTTACCCCTCCTCCAGTTCTTCCTTCCGCAGAAGTATTACTTGCTGGTGTGTCGTAAGGCGTGTACGCCTGGTTTGAAGGAGCGATGCCGTTGTAGTACCTATAAGTACCGGCATTACGTATGCCAAACTCAGGCCCCGTGGAAGTAACGACCTTTGCGTTAGCAATTGTGGTTGTATATAAACTTCTATATCCGGTGTATGCGCTTAAAGAACCGCTAGGGAGATAGTCGTTGTTTTCGTAGTCAACCCAATATCCTGATACGGCTTGGGGTACCTGTCTCCACGCGGTTGTCGTGTACAACCCGCTGTTAGGGGGGCCAGGAGTGATAATGCCGTAATCGGCACCGGTATCCTGTATCCCTGAACTTACAACAATATAAGTAGGGTGAACAGGACCACTTTGAATGCGGTGATATCCATCATCATATTTATAATTACTTAGAGGCGCGTAAACCACGAGGGCACCTTAATAGATACCCTCAGTATAAGTTTTATTAAAAATCAGCTCGCTTCTACAGTCCCAGAGGGCTCAACCTTGGCGTTTAGGGTCTGCATATCGTTGCTAATACTCGTCATGTCCTGAACGTAAGCGGCTTTAAGTTCTTCGAGCTCTTTCTTAAGACGTTCGATCTCTGCGTTATTAGACCCAGAGCCACCGCCGTTAGAAGCGTATCGACGACCGAGAGAATTAGGCATGATGAGGACTGATTAAGTTGATGTTGTCAGTTTACTTGCTCTTTGAAAATTTTTGAGCCTTAGCCTTAGCTCGGTGGATACGCTCAGGGAGATCGCCTTTGGTTTTTTCTACGTACTCCTTTACTTTGCCTTTTGAGATCTCGCCACGCTCAGCCATCGCATAAAACTTACGTCGTTGAGCTTCGGATTTGAAAGGCACTAGATTAACTTCAACCCTTCTTGAATATTAACAAGTCCACTCCCAGAAAAATGCCCAAAGGAACTTAAATCAATTTTAGGGGAAGCTATCGAGCGCCATAATTTATACATATTTTCAAAACGTATATCGTCTATAAAAAGCCAACGGGTTTTATTTGGTAACTCTTTAGCACTTAGATAACCCAGAAGCGTTTCTTCAAACGGACCATCCTTAGGTCCGTCCAACATAATAAAATCCGCGCACTCAAACAAATTAAGATACTTTGTAAAGATAGAAAAATCAGAGAGATCCTCAAGTAACTGTGTTAAACGCTTTGACTCAAAATCGTCCTCAGTTAAGACCGTCCAATCAAACTCCTGCCATCCTGTGATGTCAAAAGTGTAAACACAAGAATTTTCTGAACTGTTGTCCACCATCACTCGGGACGAGCAGCCTCTGTACGTCCCGATATCAAGCATAATCTCGGGATTGATAGTCGAGATTAAACCAGATAAGAGTCGGTAGTGATCTCCCGGAAAAGCGTTAGCAAACTCAAAATCCGGGTGTATCTCGTTAAAAGCCGCATACTTCAAGGCGTCGATAACCGTGGAGTAGTCGGAAAAAGCCTGTGCTGCCGGATCGTCGTCTACCGAACAGAAAAAACCAGAAATAATGTGACGCGCATTCATAAAGAAAAACTCCGCCCGTTATGAGCGGAGTCCCCATCACCTACTACTAAAGGATACCTCAGCTTGCATCCATAAACAGGAGCTTGCTGCGGAAAGCTTCAGGATTCATCTGAGACAGGTAGCGCCAAGCTTGCTCGGGACTACGGTTCATGGTCTCAGAGAAACCCTCCCACTGAAGCTCAGTGTTCGTGGGGGCATTCTGAATAGCGCCAGCAGGTACAGCAGGCATTTGATCGTAACGAGGCTCGTAGCCGTAACCGTTATCCTCCGGGTAGGAAGAAGCGGCTTGATCGTACACGGTTTCCACGGGGTAGACCTCAGTGAAGAAACGGTCCGTGTAATCAGCCAGTTGCTCGGGATCCGTCAGAATATGCTCCATCACAGCGGCACGATTCGCAACGGAATCGAGAGTTTGCTGCTGAGACATCAGAGCATCCTCAAGAGTAACTGCGTACTGATTGAGGATGCCAGGAGCTTCCAGGCCGAAGTGATTAACGACGGCGGCTGTTTCGGCGCTTAGTTCCGGTGCTTCCGTAGAAGTCGGATAAGAAGTTTGGGTCGTAGACCCGTTGCTGTACGAGGTCGGCTGAGCCTGGGGTGCCTGGTAAAGATACGGTTGGGCCTGTGAACTCTGACTGTACAGTTGAGTATCCGGTACCGACGTTTGGTACTGCGGATACGATGCTGTCTGGCTGGGGGACGGGGAGAGCCGGGAGACTACCCGCTCCAGGCTGCCCATAGCCGCCTCCCACGGATTCGACGGGGAGGATGCCGACTGAAACTGGTTGTACTGGCTGTTGGTAGAAGGGACCGTAGCCTGTGTTACCTGCGACGGCGCTTGGGGCATAGTTGCCGAAGGCGCCCCCTGGGTAGTTGCTACCCATTGCGGGTAGGTTGTTGAACCCGAATCCGCCGAGGGCGCCGCCTGCGGGGCTGCTACCGCCGGGGATAC